CTTTTTCTCTTTTCTTGTTATGTGTCTTTCCCATTCTGGTGAAATTCCTGATATCATATCCCAGCCTCTATTTTTCTTAAATTTTCAATTTTTGTTTCTAATTCATCAACCCAGCTTTCCAAAGTTAAGTGATTTAATCTATAAACATAAACTGATTCTGATTGGGGTTGGTAATTATCTTCGCCCAAAGATAAACATTTAAAGTTATCATTAAGAGGTGTAAAATAAAAATATCCTTTTCCTTTATTCAATTCATATCCATATCTGGATATTCTTTTATTAATCTGGCTAATTGTAATCACACTATGCTCATTATTTTTTGATTAATTTTTTTCTTTATTAAAGGTATATCCCTAATGTCCGATATTTGACTTGATGACACGAACACCCTTTTGGTCTTTGGATTGTAGGTGAACTTGACAAACCTCAATCTTTCACCGTATTTTTCTAGGTCAATTTTTGATTTAATCATTTTGCCAATTTATCAATTTTATCAAATATTTTTTTAGTAGATTTGATAAGTTTTTCCTTTTCTTTTTTAGAAAGTTTTTTAATTTTCTTTTGAGGAACATTTTTATTAAAATTAGGATGTGATGTTATGCTCATAATTTCACCTTCTTCAGTTTAAATTCAAAAACCTGACCATCTTCTTGCAGTCTTTTCATCATTGGATATTCTAAAATTGTAGCAATGACTTTTTCTGCTTCTTCTTTAGTCCAAGTTTCAAAATCCTCATTTTCAATATTATCGTGAAATGCACCCCAATGAATTTTATATCTACAACCAAAACGATTAACTTTATAAAAATTCTTTTGATTTTTTTCCTTCATCATAATTAAATATTTTTCTGTCATTTCCAAGTTCCTATGTTCTGCCAATGCTGTTCACCAACTGCCCTGATTGTTTTTGGTCTGGCAAGGATGGTTTGTTTTACTTTTCCATAACCATTTTCATAAACTTTATAATCTTTCACAGTTGCCTTGATTAAGAATTTTTCCTGTTCTTCATTTTTTAATTCAGGGTCATAGTTCGGACACCAAAACAATAAATCACCATTTTTTTCTTTTTTCTCTAGTCTTGGAAAATTACCGTAGCCACTTTGCCAATAGACAAGGCTGTTGCCATTGTTATCTTCCATAGAGTATATTGTTGACATTCCATAATTTCCGTTAAATGTTTTGCAAAATACAATCCTTACTTCCAATTCAATTTTTTCACCGATAGTTCCAACATATTCCATTTTCTCAAACTTGGCTTCAAGGTCTGCCAATCGTTTTTCTTCAGCTAATCTTTTTTCTTCAGCTTCCTTTTTAAATCTTTCTTCATTTGCAATTCTGTATTCTCTGGCTTCCTTTTCTTGCTCGGCAAGTTTGATTGACTGCTTTTCATCTAATTTTTCAATCTGCTCTTTAGTCCACACTCTTGTTTTTAAAACTTTTTGGTCGTGGCACTTATAACAAATGCCTTGATCGTGATAACGATAATGGTCAATCACTCCCTTGCCATCGCACTTCCAGCAATCTTCATAAGAGTATCTGATTTTACTTTTTGGCTTGTCAGGATTACTGAACACTTTATATTTGGTTGCTTCAGTTCCATCCCTGTAATAGTATTTAAGAGGCGTATTTAACGCCTCTTGATTTTTATTTATAGAATTAATTGTCATCTTTAGAACTTACCTTGTGAAAAAGTCCAAGAGCCATAAATTTTAGCATTTTTTAAAAACGCTTCGCCTCTTTTTAATTTTTTAGAAAGTTCAACTTCTTGAACAGTATGTCCACCACAATAATTGCTTTTAATATTTGGTTGGAATTTTGTAGTTAATTCATAAGCATAATCATCTAACCATTTATGGCAATGATTACATTTAACATTATGTAAAAATTTAATTTCTTTTCTTTTTCCGTTTGTGTCTTTTATTATTATTCTGCTCATTTTTTTCCTTTCAATAAAACCAATACCTTTATAGCTGTTGCAAGTGTTAATTGCAAACATATTCTATTTTTGGCTGATTTTAGGGGTTTTTAGGTGGGTAGTTTTATGGATAAAATGTCGTCTTTTGAATTAATTTCCGTCAGTTTTTCATTTCCTATTTCATACAAGTCGGTGAAAGTTCTGAATTTAGTTCCGTTATCTCGTTCCCTGACATCGCCTTCCATATAAAATAATGCGTTGTCAAAAAAATCTTTCTTGGAAGTGTAGCCACAAATTTCCAATTCACTTTCCTTCGCATTGTAACTGCAAAAGATGTAGCCGTCAGTGATGTTGTTCTTTTGCAAACCGATGAGGTTGTGAACATAGTGTGGTTGCATCGTGACGGTGCGTGTCATTGTTTTCACATCCAACTTTGAATCATTAATGACAAGGTCGTGTCCTCTAATTCCATTGTTGTAGCTTGGAACATTCCTACCGATGAACTGCAACAGTCCTATCTCACCAATCAGCCCTGTAAGCTGTTGGTCTGGCGTTCCGTCTGTACGGTTGCCTCTAGTTCCTAGATTTATTTTTTTAAGTATGTTGTTGCAGATTGTTTTTGTTTCGTGATTTATTTTTAAAACAATCATAGTTTATTTTTTGATTTGTCTATATTAACGCCTTTTACTTTTTCATAACTACGCAATGCACCCATACCTAAAAGTGCCATTACAAGAGGCATTAAAGTTGCCATATCAAGTTCTGGAAGTGGTTTTGTTTCCCAATTAAATGTTGCAATAAGAAACATTAAGAATTGCTTTAAAACATATTCCCAAAATATTGCCAAAGCACAGGAAAATCCAATCAAGGGTCGCCAGATTCTTTGTATTGCACCTGATATGCCACCAGCCTTACTTTGAGCATCAGCCAAATTAATATCCATTTGTCTTTTCTTTAATTCAGCTTCAACTTTTGCAATGGCTATCATTGCTTGGTTTTTTTCATCTTCACTTGTAAAGACCTCATCAACAATTTTACCAACTGCCTTGATCGCACCACCACCGAATAAATTTCCTAGTATTTTCATTTGCCTAATCCTTTAATCCTTTCAGCGTGTCTGCTTGTCCTTTCACGACATTGTCTGTAGAGCAAACTGTTCTCTAGTTCAAACCCAGCATCCACATATTTCTTTTGTTTGAGGAAGCCAAAAAATTTAACAAACTTCTTCAGCCTATTAATTCCTAATTGATATGCAAGTTCACAAACGACTTCCATCGCCTCGTCTGGCAAGTCCATTCCCTTTGTCAGTTTTTTACAATCGTTTTGTGCTATAACAAAATCGTATTGGAAAATGCGGTTAATCACTTTTCTATTATATCTTTTGCCTTCAATAAAATTTTCGTCTGGCTTGACAAGATGACCATAGCCCAAAGTCTTAAAGCCAAGACTGTCCTTGTAAATGGTATCCCTGAAACCTTCGTTTCTCTTAATTGAATCTTCTAGGCGTTGTAAATTCATTGACTAGCTTTATAGCCAAACTTACGCTTAAAAGCCAACTAACGATGAATATAAGGGTGTTTTTAGGCTATTAGACTTGAATAGATCGCTTTAAGGATTAAACCCAATACCATAAAACTCACTGTCCAGACTATCTTGAATATGGTGTCAATCTTTGCAGACATATGCGTGATATGATTGTCCAACTTCTGATGAATCAATCTTAACTCCCCCTTGATCTTCAGGATGTCCTCACGATTTTGGGTGGTTTTAGCCATATCAACTTTCCGTGCCTTTCGGTTTGTCATTCTTCTTTATCACTTCACTGTCAAAGATGTCAAACGCTATGCAGAAACTTTCTATCCAAATGGAATTGCCTGTTCCCTTGCGTATTTCCACATCAATCATAAAGTTTTCAGCATCAACGGCTCGTTGAAGGCATCTTTCCTTGCTGTCAAAACCTAGAAATCCACGATAGACCAGAGCCTGTTCGTTTTGTATGCTTAACAACACCAATAAAAACCATATCTTAACCATTGCATAACTATAATGGAAAAAAAATGTGAAGTTTAGGCGTGAACTAATATAATTTAATCATAGGAATAAACTCCACCTTTGGTTTCGTTCTGTTGCATCATTTGACTGCCACCTTCAATCAATTCAAATAATTTTTCGTGTTGCCTCATTATTTTCTTGTCTTTTGAATTTGCCTGTTTCAAATCCTTTTTAATTTGTTGCACTTCCTTTATGAGATTCTCCAGATCAAATTTCATCTTGACTTGATTTTCAATGACATCCTTTTGGCTTTCAGCTTCATAAAATTTATACAAAGTTTCTATCTTTGAATTTTGAGAACTTAAAAACCATACAAAAATTCCGAATTGAATTAAAATTCCAAAAATAACTCCAATGTTAAATTTATTCATTTGATGTTTTTTAAATCATCAAACCAATCTTGCCAGAACTGCTGTACCTGTTCATTGTATTTCTTATACAACTCTGGTTGTTCCTTCATCATCTTTTCCATCGCTTCCTTCCATTCCTTGTAAGTCGGAACTTTAAATTCAAATGGATGGTTAAGCATTGGAAAATTAAACGGATTAAACATATTTATTCCTTTCATTCATTCCATTTAAAATCCTGTTGAACTGTTACAGTCACAGAATTTTTAGTTTGGTCTTTATCACTATTGGCTTTATCAATGTTGCTCATAGTGTTGGAAACCTTAACAGAAGTTTTGCTGGGTTTCATTCCTAAAGTGCAACCCCATACGGAAAATAATGTCAGACTAATCATCAATGAC